ATGCATAGAATTAAAAATCATCCCGATTTAACTAAAGATGATAAAGAAGATTTTTATTTTGATTTGCAAATGCTTTATTTGACAAATAAGAGTAAAAAAAAATTAAATAAGCCAGTAATTAAAAATCAAGAAAGAAATAAAACAAAAAATCATGGCGTATAATAGTACAATAATAACAAAGAAAAAGCGTTGTGTTAATTGTGCCAACATTGATTATTGGTTTTCAAAAAAGATGTGTAAACAATGCGCTACCGTACACTCTACGCAAAAAAGATTAGAAGAATTTGAAGATGATACAGAAAGTTTTCAGAATCTTGTTCAAGACCTTGACCATGTATTTAGTCAATACATTAGAAATAGATATGCATATAAAACCGGCATCGTTGAATGTTATACTTGTGGTAAAAAACACACAATTGCAGAAATACAATGCGGTCATTTTATGGGTAGGTCAAATTTAGGTACAAGATGGCTAGAAGCTAATTGCAGACCACAATGTATGGAATGCAATTATTTTAAAACTGGTAATATAGAAGAATTTGAATACAAATTACACGAAGAAAATAATGCTGTAGTTGATTATTTAAGAGAAACAGCTAGGCAAACAGCAAAACCTACAAAAGATGAGCTAAAAGGCTTAATCCTAGAATACAGGGCAAAGCTAAACTTGGTAAAAAAGAAATTTATCGCTCAAACATGAGCCGTTTATAAACCATTTTCGGCTCAAAGTTGCCTTATTGGGTAACTTTTGTGATTGATAAAGTTTACTATTAGCGAACTTTGTAACCAAATTGGTAACATGTTGTACCTAAATTATAATTTCCTGCATATAATTGTAATATTAATACACTTATTCGTACGATAATGTGTCATAAAAGTAACATATAGATATTGTTATGTTACTTTTAAGGGATAAAGTAAAACTAAAGCTTGACTGAAATTAAATTGAGTAAAGTTATAACTTGACAAAAAAGGCCCTCAACGTAAAAACGTAAGGGCGATAACCGTTAAACCTTTAACTATGTCTTATGCAGCACAAATATACAAATATTTAATTAAATTTATTTTTTTAATTAAATTAATTAAATTAATTTTGCGTTAAAACACACAACATGGCAAGAAGTATTTCCCCCGATTCGGTTTCTAGCAAAGTAGCCGACTTAACACTAGGTGAGCATCTTAGGTTAGATAACCCATACACATCTGTAATGGTTATGGTATCTAATTTAAAGAAAAAAGAAGCCCACAAAGACAAACTATTTAAGATTAAAGCTATTGACAACACAACCACTGTAACCAGAATTAAATAAACTATTATTATGCACATACAAACGATTAACTACACTAGAACATTTAACTTAGGGAACTATTCTTCTGAAAAAATTGGCGTTGAATTTGCTCTTAACGAAGGCGAGTCTGCTACCAAAGCCCTTGACTATGCAAGAGAACTAGTGGAAGAATATCATAAGCAAAATGTAATTAAATTAAAAGATTTAAACGAATTTTACCAAGAGGTTCCTGTTGAAATTATTCCCACGCAATCTAAAAAAACTTTAGCAGAAAAAACAGCAGAGTTTATAAATGCTTGCAAGACTAGAGATGAGTTAAGAGCTTGGGAATTAATGGCTAAAAATAATCCAGACCTAATGGAAATCTATAATGCAAAACTTAAATCTTTATAATTATGAATTGGAATGAAACACTAATCAGAGCAAGCTCTGTAGGATATATAATGACCGAGCCAGTAACTAAAGCCGATAAAGAAGCTGGGTTGCTTTCTAAGACCGCACAAAGACATTTGCTTGATGTTTATATTTCTAATAAGTATAATAGGGTGAAAGATATTCAAACAAAGCAAATGAAAAAAGGTATTGAAGTAGAGCAAGAATCGATTGATTTATTGTCTATGTTCTTAAAAAAACCTTTTGCTAAAAATACGGAAAGATTTTCAAATAAATACATAACAGGGCTACCAGATATTATTGATGATGGAATTATTGATATTAAATCTAGCTATGACCTATGGACATTCTTAGGTAATATTCCAGATAAACTTGATAATTTATATTATTGGCAAATGATGTCATATATGTGGCTTACTGGTAAAACCAAAGCTACCATTGCTTATTGCCTTGTAAATACACCGGATAATATTATCCAACAAGAGAAGTATTACTTACTTAAAAAGCTAGATGTAATCTCAGAAGAAAGCCCAGAGTTTGTAAGAGAAGCCATGAAGATAGAATTAAACATGAAGTTTGATGATATAGCCATTGAAGAAAGAATACTAATGTTTGACGTTAGTAGAAACGAAGATGATATTTTACGCATTCAGCAAAAGGTAGAAAGAGCAAGAGAATTTTTACAAGATATTGAAAACACCCACAAAAACTTTAACAATGGCAAAAGCTAAAAAAGAAAAACAATTAAACCTTCCGCAAAATGCAGAACCATTAAACGGATGTGATTTCTGTATGCAATTTGATTATGATGAGCCTCATGTGATTGGCGCAAGTGAAGATGCTGATGGAGTTTTAGAATTAGTAATCAAAGCTTACCTAGATGCAGGGTTAACTTTTGTATGTCCAAATACACAAAAGAAATTAAGAATTTATGCTAGACCATTATCAGATAAAGGGAAAGAGATTTTAAATCAACAAAAGGAAGTTAAAAATTAAGAATGAAATACTCCTCAAGTTTTAGCCACGATTTAAACTTTGGAGAAAAGGCAGAAGATTGGCTTCATAATTTATTTAATAGTGGGAAGCTTATTGAAGTAAAAAGCGATAGGCTTATTCACAAGACCGGGAATTTATATATTGAATACAGGTCAAGAAATAAACCAAGCGGATTATCTACTACTACAGCTAATTATTGGATTTATAGAATGGATGCTCTTGATGCTGCAATTTTATTGCCAACCGAATCGTTAAAAAAAGTTTGTCGAGTATATTATAAAAATAATGAGTTTAAAATGAAAGGAGGAGATAACAATACTTCTGAAGGATTTTTAATACCACTAATTAGATTGCTAAACGATTTAGCATTATTAAAATAAACTAACTTTTTTTATGAGCATTGGCAAACTTGCGAGCAGCTTCAACACTACCAAATCCCCAAGCCTTTAATGCTAATGCTTTCCTTGTTGGTTCGCCATTTGGTTTTTTCATTGCTCCAAGCATCCCAGCAAATCTAGCTGCAAAAGAAACTCTGCGAGGATTAACACCAGACTTTACCGGAGCTTTTATATTGCCACCAGTTTCTGCATTATAAGATGCACGACCTTTAGCGTTTAAACCGCCTTCAGGATTTTTACCTTCTTTACGTTGCCAAGCTCCGGACATATAAATATATTTTAATCTTCTTGTGTTATAACAGTTTCTCCCTCATATCTTCCATCTTTTAATTTATACATTTTTTGAGATATAATTTTATGAGCAACTTCTTTTCTAGATTTTTTATTTAATTCTTCTTTTGCTTTTGCCAATGAAATTGCTCTAGCTGTGTTTTCATTTGGGTGAGCATAATTCATAGTTACCGTATCTTTAATTGGTTCAATAGATTTCATTACCGACAATGCCATAATATTATTTTTTTTCTTCTGCTTTAATTTTCTTTTCTTGCTTAAGCATTTCTGGAGTTGGTTTCTTCCCACTTCCTTTGTTAGCACGAATGTTGTCCCATAAACCACGAGGTGAATATGAGCCATCTGCGCGCTTCATCATTTTTAATTTACTTTTCATATGGGTTTTCTTTATGCCATTTTTTAGTTGCAGCTACACCTTGTGCAATTGTTTTAGAATTGGCTATTTTTGTTAAATCAATAGTATCCCATTTACCCTTATCCTTTGTAGGATGGTTAACAATTATATCTCCAACTTCCCCTTCCCCGATGTTTTTAGTTTTTTTATAAACTATATGCTTTTCGCCACCAGCAGAAAAAGTTTTCTTCATTGACTTTAACATACCACTAAGATACGAATTATTTCCAATTCTCAGACTTCCATATAGCCAAATCTAGACCTTTTAAATTTTCAGGGGGTGTTGGTAGGTAATTAGCTATTTCTTCCAAATTTGGGGCCTCTGTGTGATAAGGAGGCATATTCTTGAAAGGCGCCCCTCTTTTAACTTCTTTTGAACCATAATTGTCCATAAGATAATTTACTACTTGTTGAACAGATGTCAGATTCTGCTCTTTTTGAATTATATCCAACTTATCTAAGTCAAATCTAACTCCAATTGGTTTGCTTTTTGCCATATAAATATTTGTAGCTACAAAAATAAGAAAAATTTACCAATGTAGCTACAATAATTAAGTTAATTTTACTTCCTTTAGCAATACTAAATACCTTAGCAATCCCATATCCCATAGACCAAGTACCATGAACCAAGCTACCTATACCCACCACCATATAAGCCTACCATAATAACCACACATGGGATGCATGACAACCACTGAAAGCCTTACCACTAACCAATCCCATACCCAACCCTTACCCATACCCCATACCCATCACCACATCCAATTGCAAGAGCCAAAAGCGAGGGTACTCGGTCATATATAGCTAGAAACCCCAAAGCAAGGAGGCCCAAATAAATATAGGGGTACCCTTAAAGAGGTGTTGATGTAGAGTTTTTGCTAATTATTTCTAAACATATTTTGGTTAGGGTGGTAAAAATATTTCGTATATTTGGTAAATTATTATTATGGCAATTGATATAATGTTAAGCGATACAACAAAACGAAAGCCAACCAATTTAAGCGCTTATAAAGGTGGTATAGAAAAGACACCCACTGGTCTTGATAACGCATTGAATTTGCCAAAGGATAGCATATTAAAATTTGCTATGAAGTATAATTTACCAACAACATCAAATAAGGATTTCCAAGAAGCATCATTAAATTTATTAAGTAAGTTGCCCGGAGGAAAGTCTAAAGTAGATGAAATTGTATCTACCTATGGTACACCAAAAGCTGGTAAATTAGCAGACAATTTGCTTGGGGTTAGAACGCTATCAATGATGAAAGCATTAGATGATGTTTCGGCACAAAATCAAGCCAAACAAGAACAATCAAGAT